GCTAGTCCGTTTATACCGACTAATATTAAGCGTTCTCCACAGGCTGCAGTTGCTGGTGGTGGCGTGACTGCGTTCAACACATACTCTTTCGAATGACATGGTAGCGCCAACAGAGATCGCTATTCTTACGGTGAACGGGACGAATTACCAGGATTGGGAAACGGTCTCGGTCAAGCATCAGTTACGTGAGATGCCAGCCATGTCGTGTCGCTTCACGTGCAGTGAAGGTTCACCATTAGCGGTGCATCTGAGTAAGTTACAAATTATGCCGGGAATGTCCTGTACGGTTACGTTAGCTGGGCAGTTAGCTTTTACCGGTAAGGTTACGACGCGGCAGGTTTTCGTTGATGCACGGCGGCACCACATTGAAATTCAGTGTGCTAATAATATACCGATGGCAACGTCGAGTGTTATAACCAAGACTGGAGAATTTAAAAATAATACTCCGGAGCAGATTATACGTAGCGTACTGAAGCCGTTAAATATTCAACTCAAGATCGAAGGCGGACAGTTACCGGCTTTTAAGATCCCGCGTTATTCGGTTACACCCGGTGAGTCGATCCATGATTTTATTGATACGCTTACACGTCACCTTGGCGTGCCCGGTAGTCCGATTGGGATAGCACATGCGGGAGACGTGCAGGGTAATTTTTGTATTCTAGTAGGCTCTACTGGTGGTGGAGATAGCGTCGTCGAAGGCAAAAATATGTTGGAAGGTCGTGAAGTTATTTACGATCCTAATCAGGCTGGTGGAGTGCCATCACCAAATCAAGGACCGGGTAATGATGATCAGTGGGGAGCCCAGGTTGCTAGCGTGCCGTTTGTTTCTAAGACGTTCGAGACATTTGGTCCGAAGTATGTTCCTGGTGTAGTAATTCCAGAGATACCATTTTTTACTAAGGAGTTGCACGAGGGACGTGCAAATTCAGAAAGTAATTGGATGCTCGAGTCGTACGTTACGGTTTACGCAACGGTTTATGGTTGGTTGAAACCGTCTGGAGGTTTATGGCATCGAGGAGATAATGTTACAGTACAATCTCCGATGTTAGTTATGGATGGTACGGCGTTAATTTTAAAAAGCGCGACGTTCAGTCAGGATAACACAACGGGTACGCGTACGCAGTTAGAACTTGTTAATACGAAGGCTCTCGGGGAGGGTGTACCAACACCGCAGCAATGACGATACGCACAACATTAACTGACACGACACGTAAGGCGCGTATGAGTACCGCACGTGCGACCATTCGCGAGTTCGATGACGATCACCTGATGCAGCAGGTAAAATCCGCAGACGTTACGCACAGCGAAACGCCGACAGATTTTGAACGCTGGCAGCCGGTTGGCACAACGTCTTTTCCGATTAAACAGCAGGAAGATCCAAATCAGAAAAAATCTTCGCAACAATCTAATTCCAGCGAGGAAGGTGATTGGAATCATGATCAACCTACAGGACCTGCTGCTGAAGCTGTTATGTTATATCTCGGTGGGTCTCGGTCTCACCCTGTTGCTATGGTTGACGATCGAAGGGTACGCCCCTATGGGATGAGCGAAGGCGAAGGCGCGCATTATGCTCCGGACGGTTCGGAGCAAATGGTATTGTTTAAAAATAATGGTACGTATATCACATCGTTGGATGGAACGTCTGTCCAGGACAGTAAGACTAAGCAAACACGGATGGTTAGTCTGCGGCATGTCAATAAGAAAATGCAGACGCATAAGATTGACAAGCAGCAAAGCAGTCAATCAGGAGGATCGTCGGGAGGATCGTCTGGTGCTTCAGCACAGCAGCTTGATGCTTCGTCTGGTGGATCGCAGCAACAGCAAAAATATAAACATGAGGGTGATAGTGTCAACACAGAAGTTCGCTCTTCAGTTAATAAGGTTGAGTTCTATGCTCCTGGTGATAAGCTCGTTGGTGTTTACGACAAATCTGCTCAGCGATGGTTCTTGGACGTCGGTGGAGCTGGGACCTGTACTTTGGAAATGCTTAAGGATAAAATGACACTGACAGTTGGCGGGTCGAAGATTGAAATTTCAAGTGGTAATATAAAACTTACTTCACCGAGAATTGATCACAACTAATGCCCGCAGCTCACAGACAAGGTGACGCGCGGGTATGTGGTGCGACGACCGTTGTGGTTGGTCAGGCTACGACATTTGCAGATGGAAAATTGTGGGCAGTTAAGGACGATATTAATACAGACGGTGATGGTCAACTTATTCCGACTGGTGCATCTGTGTTTATACAAGGTAAGTTAGTAATCGTTAACACACCAGATCACGCACAGATGGATGATCTGTGTATTCCGATCGGTGCACCGCATTGCGATCCGATGACCGCTGCTGGTAGCGGCACAACTTTTGCGTACGGGTAATGAATGTCAACAATTAAGGAAGTCGCACCGGCACCGTGGCGTTTACAGTTTAGTGGCATGCCAGCTTCGTATTGCGGCGTGCAGTATCACGTTGAGCAGCAAGCACGCAGTGGTGGCCGCAGGGTGGTGCTGCATGAGTACCCTAAGCGGGATACACCTTACGCCGAAGACATGGGAAGATCGGCTGTACGTTATCAGATCACGGGTTATCTGATTGGTCCAAGTTATAATATACCTAAGCGAGAATTAATGAATGCGCTGGATAGCGGGCAGGGTGGAGAGCTCGTAGATCCTTATCTGGCAGAACCGAAACTTTGTATTTGTGAACGGTATAACGTTACAGAGACGCGCGAACGAGGCGGGTATTGTACATTTGAAATGACGTTTGTTGAATTAGGTTCACCAGGAAATACACCAGAGCAAATTAGTAGTGCGTTCCAGGTGCAAAGTCAATCACAGACCACGGGACAAAGCGCAGCGGCTACTGCAAACGATGCCGAGCTCGGACCAGGTTAATGCAGAAATCTGAATTGACAGAAGCTAAAGAAATCGCTGGTCGTATGATGACCGAGCTCTTGTTATTTCCGGTTACGTCGAACGTCGATGCAGCTAAGTTACGTACTGCCGTTGGGCGGTTCATGGTAGACTTCGGCACGCTGGTTGATAATAAAGTTATTGGTACGGAATTATTTGCCTGTTTTGAACAGGCACGTACAGCCGGTGCTGCACTTAATACTATGGATCGGGTACGTCTTTCTTTATTTGCTGAAGCGCCACTTTATAATTTAGGATTAGTTATTGTTAATGCGGGTATTCTATTTTCTTTTGTCGAACAGAGTCAAGTAATAGCTGTTATGGAATTTAGTAGCCGCAGTGAAATTGATGAATTGATGGATGCTATGAATGTGATTATTGATGACATAAAACTTAACAAGGCAGACTCGTTTACGTCTAGTGATTATCAAAGTTTTGTTTTACTGGCAGCATTATTAATTCAACATATGTCCGCAACCGAGCGACAGCTACCGCGTGTTCTTCAATATCATTGGGCAGTTAATTACCCGGCATTGACTTTATCTAATCGCATTTATGGCGATGGATCGCGTAGCGACGAATTGATTGCTGAGAATAATACGGTACACCCGGCTTTCATGCAACGTGATATTGTGGCGTTAAGTTCATGACAGATATTCGCGTCATCAACGTTACAGATTTAACAGGCATCTGGGCAGATTGGCTTTTGAAACCAGATGGCACGCTGGATGAAACTGAAGAGCTCGTCAATATTGTTAAGGTGACGTTACTGACTTGTGCACTAGCCGATCCAAACGATGTGTTACCCGATCCTGATAGTTCAGATCGCAAAGGCTGGTGGGGAGACGTAGATGCAGAAATGATTTGGGATGGTTGGCCGATTGGCTCGAAGATCTGGCTATTGCGCCGTGCTAAGATAACTCCAATCGATGCGCAAGAAGGCGCAACGGTTGTACGGGCAGAACAATACTGCCGGACATCGTTGCAGCCGATGATTGATAAACGTATCTGCAGCCGCATCGATGTTACGGCTATGCGTAATGGTGTTGAACAGATTGACGTGTGGGTACAAGTTTATCGCGGTCCGACTATGTTAATCGATTTGCGCTTTCAAAATCTGTGGGATGGAATAAGGAAAGTTTAAGTAATGCCTTGGACAACCCCAACGCTACGCGTCGTACGGCAAACGGTTCGCGGTGAGATAACGACTGCGTTAGGTCGTGCTTCGTTCGTCGGCAACAGTGTTTTGCGGGTGATGGCTGATGCCATGGCGGCATTAGCGCACCTGACGTTGCGTTACCTTGATTGGTTAGCGCTGCAGTTACTACCGGATACTGCCGAGCATGAATGGTTAGATCGACATGGTGATATCTGGTTAGTAAACGCTGACGGAACGATTGGTCGCAAGGTTGCAACGCCAGCTAAAGGTACTATTACAATCACTGGTACACCTGGTGTTGTCGTGCCAGCTGGAACGCAATTGATCAGTGACAATAATATTAATTACGAGACAATAGAAGACGTGACGACAGGAGCCTCACCGGTTAATGTTGGCGTCGTTGCTATTGATTATGGTGCGCTAGGTAATATGGACGAAGGTGCACAATTAGGTTTCGTGGCTACCCCTGCTGGCGTTGACGGCACTGCTACCGTAGTAGAATTAGCAGGGGGTACTGACGATGAAACTGATAACCAATTACGTCAGCGTATTCTACAGCGTATTCGTAACCCGGCCATGGGTGGGTCGCAAGCGGATTATGTTACGTGGGCATTAGCGGTACCGGGAGTGACGCGTGCGTGGGCAGCTCCGGAGCAAGGTACTGGTACGATCACTGTGCGTTTCTTAATGGATGATTTGCGTGCGACTGACGATGGCTGGCCGACACCTGAAGACGTGCAGATCGTAGCGGCCTATATCGACAAGATGCGTCCTGTTACAGTTAAGGATTGTTATGTGCTGGCACCGATCAAGGAATTCATCGACGTTACGATTGCAAACTTGATGCCGGATACTGAAGCCGCACGTGCTGAGATTGAAAAGAGCATCGAGGATATGCTATTTGCAAAGGCAGCTCCAGGACAAACGATCTACGCAGCGTGGATAAGTTACGCAATTTTAAATGCGCCGAGCGTGCAATCGTTTGAATTAGTAACGACGGTGGACTACGTAATGCCGTCGCTCGGACATATGGCGGTGCTGGAGACGATCCTTTATGAGTAATCAGATTGATCGTCACGTACGTCGTACTGGCGATGATTATAAACAGGCGTTTCTGGCGTTGCTACCGCAAGGGCAAGCATGGCCACGGCATCCGGAAAGTTTGCTTTATAAAGTTGTCGCGGGTCTTTGTGAGTACTGGGGGTTCGTTGATAGCCGCGCCGCAGATCTTTTAGAAATAGAAAGCGACCCGCGTAAGACGGTTGAGCTGCTGCCGGATTGGGAACGAAATTGGGGATTGCCCGATCCTTGTTACGAAGCACCGCAGACGATAGGCCAGCGTCAGCTCGCACTCGTCATGCGCATGACGATGCAGGGTGCGGCTTCGCGTGAATTTTTCATTGCTGTAGCTGCACAGATCGGTTATACTATCACGATCACCGAGTACCGTGTGTGGGTTGTTGGTCTTGATGGTTGCGGTGATTGTCGTGTTTACGGTGATGGTACAGATCCGATGCTCAATCAATGGGACCAGCCGATCAAAGACCCGAGCGGTAATAACGTTGCAGAAGGTGAATTATCTGAGTGGCCGAATTATGGTCTCGGGCCGCCCGGCAACCGTTCTTATTGGACGGTTCACGTGAGTGGTGCGTCGCTGACATGGTTCCGTGTCACTAAGGGACAAACCGGTGTTGACCCGCATCTGCGCATCGGCCTCGCCGATGACCTCGAATGTTTGTTGAACCGCTGGAAGCCCGCGCACACCGAAATCATTTTTGACTATTCTGGATTGAGTAATCCCGGCGACCCAATGGCCGGAACACCGTAATGAGGAAGCGCGATGTTATATAATCAACCTTATGGCGTTAGCGATCCGAACGCCGCCTATATCAACGGCAACCCGTCAACCGGGA